TAAATATATACTTACCCATTGTCTATTATCTCCCTTGTTAAATAATCCCATTTATTGGCTTCCATTCCCGCCGAATTATTGATTACCAAATCTCCATTTTCGGCGGTATAGGTATGAAGCCATTGTATATTGTGGGTAAGCTCCACTTTTCCTGCAAAATGGTGATCATTACCTTGTTTCACGTGAATCAAAATTTGATGGGATTCTGTCTCCTCATCAAACGGCTCAATATAAGCCCTTTCAATGTGTATCTTTGCCATGAGAGGTTTCTGTGAGTAATGGGTAATCTTCTGCCATCATATTATTGAAGGGTTCATCACCTATCCAGAAAATATTCTCCAATACTCTCCATGCAAAGTTTGTTCCTTCTTCCAAATGCTTTGATATTGCCCAAGATAGGACTTCTGAATCCAGTTTCCGTCCCGCCTCAATTAACATCGTATATTGAATACCTTTAATTGTGCGAGTGGTAAAGATTGAATTACTTCTTGAGGGTTTAAAGGATTCAGGCATTGATTCATCTGTGAGCCAGTCACACTTAAATAACTGACATGGAGATACAGGTCTTTCTGCATATGCTCCGCATCCGACACCTTGTTGCAAAAATGTACATGGATTTAAAGTCATATCGTCTTTCATGCCTATCCATGTTGTGCGTCCATCAGATAGCTTTATATCAGCTCGCAAATGCCCTTCACAGCATTTTGTACATCCTTCACAGGATCTTCCATCAACAATTGGCAATAGGTCCATTTAATCCTACTTTTGACTCAATCGCTCTGCTAAATCTTTCGGTGTGACTAATGCGTGACGCTTATGTGTAAGTTTAATTCCAACATGAGAATATGACCATGCTACAAGTTGTGAGCAGATAACTCTATTCTCTTTTTCTGCCAGCCAGTTTACAGGAAATATATAAAGTCCAAGACACTTGAAGCCAAGTGCAAGAATTGACCATACACCATATCCATCTCCACAGAATCCTGTGGCAAATAATACAAGTTTATTTCTTTCCGCCTCAGTCAGCGAATTTTGATCTGTATTCCAGATAATCTGGTCATTGTCATATTTAGAAAGTGGAGAAACTGATACTCCTGTCGGACGAGCCTCAACTACCTGCCCGTTACCAATATAAATTCCAGCATGATTCCATTTTGACCATGTGCCAAGCTGAATAAGTCTTGCTGCAATACCTGTAGTTCTGACTACAAAGTAATCTCCTAAATTAGGTTCTTTCATTTTCTACCTTCTTAATTTTCTCAATCAAATTTTCATAAAGTTGTAGGCCAGCTTTTTGCTCATACCCACACGCTGTACAGTATAGCACGATTTGCTCTTCTTGTTCTTTGTGTACCAGCCAGTAGACTGGTTCCTGGATTACATAGTTGCTTTGATGATTAGGACAGGCGAGAGGTTTTACCCTACCCGCCTGTGCTAAATTATAGTACTGTGAAAAAACTTGAATTTTCATCAGTAAGCTATGTTCGCCTTCTGAAATACAGATGTGACGTATTGGCGGACAGTAGGGTTACCTGAAACTGGCTTGTTCCAAGTTGCCATATTGCCTGCCCTTGATGGGCATAGGTGTGCTGCCACTGCTTTTCTCCAGTCGTGGTAAATAGCATATGAAGATTCAAGTTCATCAATCATTTTAGCGTCTTGTACCCATTCTGGTGCATCGCATGCACTCTTATATCCCATAAAGTTGTTCCACGTTAAGTTCATGTATTGGAAAGCTCCACATGCACTACTGGAATAAGACTTGCGGTAGTATGCTCCTACCCCGCCTGTCTCTTGGCTCAAGATTGCATTTGCTAGTCTTGAGATTATTACCCTGTTGTCTACTCTTGTTTTTAGATTTAGCTTTAAGCTATATGAGGGCATTGTAAAAGTTGAATTAGTTGCCAGATCACGAACGTGATAAGCAATTGAATTCGTCTTCTTACTGATATCAATATTTATTACATCCTTGATTGTTACCAAGTTTACATATTTGTTGATATACAATACATCGCTGCTGAACGATATAGTTGGTGCTGTTAATGCATGGGCGGTATCTGGGTTTAATCCAAACATCAATGTCAGAATGCTTGTGCAAACTAACATCCATACTGTTCTTATCCTTGCTTTGTTCATATTATTCATATGTACCTCCTAGGGAAAGAGTAGATAACGACAATCGTACCATGTATCAACTTTCATGTCAATACTTACGCTCAGTAGACAGGAATTTATTGTTGTGATACAATCAGAAAGGTTTGTGGGGGCTTTTCACTGGAACTCATAATGAAGGAAATATTTTTCCAGATTTGTTTGGTGAAGCACTCTTTCTCCAATTTTTCAGTTTTTGAAAATGAGGGGAGGGGGAGCTTTGCCTAAAATCTTTAAATCTGGAAATGTACTGAGTTAGATAAAATAATAATATATATTATATAAAATAATACAACTTGCAAATATAATTTATGGGGGGTATAATCAATTTATGAGTAGTTATGTAAAAGGATTATGTGCTTGTGGAAATAAACAAGAATCTAAAGGAATTAATTATTTAGGCAAAAGAACCTATAGTAAATACTGCTCTACTTGTAAGCGTGGTAAGATACAAAAAAATAATTTGCTTAAAATTGATAAGAGTTGTGAAAAATGTGGGTTTGTGCCCGAACATCCTTCTCAAATGGATATTGATCACATTGATGGAAACCATAGAAATAATGATTCTTCTAATCTTCAAGTTTTATGTGCTAATTGCCACAGGTTAAAAACCTATCAAAATAAAGATTGGAAACAATGAAAATTTCTTTTACTGGTGCTCCAGAATATATGGACCGAAATGTTGGATATGGAGAAGCATCATATCATATATTTCAGGAATTAGGCAAGCAAGGAATTGAATGTGTTATTGGAGAACCTGATTCTAAAATTTCAATTTCCTTCATCCAGCCAAACATGTATAAGTTTGGCAAGCATCAATATAAAATCGGATATACTCCATGGGAATCAACTTGGATTCCAGAGTCCTGGGAAGAACCTTTAAAAAATGGCATTGATGAAATGTGGACAACTTCTCCTTGGTGTGCAGAAGTATTTAGAAAATATACTGATAAGCCTGTATTTGTTTATGAGCATGGTGTAGAGGATGAATGGATTCCTTTGAAGAGAACTCGTAACGAGTCCCGCCCTTTTAGATTTTTACATGTCGGAGAACCTTACTTTAGAAAAGATGCTCAGATGGTTGTTAGAGCATTTACTGAAATATTTGGCAAGGATCCAAACTTTGAACTTGTATTAAAAGCAAGTCGCATAAACACAACTAGAATTTTTGATCCAGATACTGGAGAAGTTCGTGGATCTCCTGGAGCATTTTATCCAAACATTAAAAGCATTGAAGCACTTTTGTCAAATGAACAAATGAATGGCTTGTATGATTTGTGCGACGTTTTTGTTTATCCATCATGGGGTGAGGGGTTTGGATTAAATCCTTTACAAGCTATGGCTAAGGGAATTCCTACAATTTGTACAGAAGCTTGGGCTACATATGGTAGATATATCACAATGCCTTTAGGTTCAGAAAAAGTTGGTTCTCCATGGCCTACAATTCACCCTGGCGAAATGTACAGACCTAACTATGAGCATTTAATTAACTACATGAAAGATGTTGCTGAGAACTATGAAAAATATAGTGATTTAGCTTACAAAAATGCATTTTTAATCCACAAGGACTACAACTGGGAAAAGGTAACAAAGCCAGCAGTTCAAAGGTTAAAGGAAATACACGAAAATCTGTAAAATCTTGATTTTAAAAGATTTCGTATGATACACTTAATCTCTAATTCAAATTCAAACTAGGAGCAACATGTCAAATACAATTGAAAACCCATATGAAAACTTTATTGCACTCTCTCGCTATGCCCGCTGGCTAGAAGATGAGAATCGCAGAGAGACTTGGGGTGAAACTGTAGATCGTTACTTTAAGTTTATGGTTATTCAATTGCGTGAAAAGCATGGGTATGTCCCAGACGATAAGATTCTTGCAGAACTTCGTGATGCAGTCTTTAATCGTAACGTTATGCCATCAATGCGTTCTGTAATGACTGCAGGACCTGCACTAGAAAGAGAAAATGTTTCTGGATATAACTGTGCATTTCTTCCTGTAGACAATGCTCGTTCATTTGATGAAGCAATGTATATTCTTATGTGCGGTACTGGTGTTGGATTCTCTGTTGAGTATAAGTAC